ATTTGCGTAGGGGCTTTCCCGCAGTCACTACTAAAAAACTTGCTTGGAAAGCTTGCGTCGGTGAGCTTCTCTGGTTTATTGAAGGATCTAGTGATGATCGTAGACTGGCAGAACTTACCCACGGTGCAAGTGAAGGAAAAACTACTATCTGGACACCAAATGCGCTTGCGCCGTATTGGAAACACAAAGCAAAATTTGAAGGTGATCTCGGACGTGTATACGGGGTACAATGGCGTCATTGGAACAAGTACCGTACGGAAAAAGATATGGGTAAAGCGCACAAAGGTGGCACACGCCTCGCAGTTGACAAGATTGAAGTCGACCAATTGGCAAATCTCATTAAAGGATTAATTGAAGATCCTAATGGGCGCAGGCACATACTCAGTGCTTGGAACGTGAGCGAGTTAGACGAAATGGCATTGCCCCCTTGTCACGTTATGAGTCAATTCTATGTTAACAAAAATCGTGAACTTTCTTGCCATATGTATCAGCGTAGTGTTGATGTTTTCTTGGGTTTACCTTTTAACATTGCTAGTTATGCATTACTTACACATCTATTGGCACATCACTGTGATCTAAAAGTAGGTGAACTTGTAATCAGTACAGGCGATACTCACATCTATAAAACTCATATTGAACAAGTAAAAGAACAATTAACACGTGAACCTTATCCATTGCCTACATTGATGTTAAATGCTTCAAAGACAAACATCTTTGAAATGACAATGCAAGATATACATTTAGAGAACTATCAAAGTCATGTTCCTATCAAAGCAACAATGGCAGTCTAAAGACGAATTTACTAGACCCGAGTATCAGGTACAAGTGTCTGATAACGGGGAAGAGATTATAACTATTACTCAAGTAGTTCATACTATTGGAATGGGTGATGTTGAAGATCCTGATCTGATGGTTGCACAACCTATATATGAATGGCAGCAAACAGAAGCTGGTAAATGGATAATGGAAAACTCTAACCCTACACCCAGTTGGCATCGCAACCATGACATATATAGTTATGGTCACATCTATCAGATTAGAGCATATCTAACACATAAACAATTAACATTTTGGAAGTTAAAATACGAATGAAAATATTAGTCACCGGCGGTCTAGGCCTTATAGGACATAATGTAGTAAATAAACTACAAAAACAAGGACATAGTGTCGTTGTTACAGATACTCGCACTACCTATGGTATCATCCCACAAGATGAAATTGATTATCTAATGACTGAAAGACTAAAAAAGATTCAGCCAGGACAAATACATGCTGTAGATATTGTTAGTGATAGCATTGATTGGTTATTTGGTAGATATAAGTTTGATATAGTAATACATATGGCAAGCTTTCCTAGACAGAAAGTTGTTAATGCTAATCCTAGACTAGGAGCACAAACAATGATGGAAGGTCTATTGAACTTATGCGAAGCAAGTAAAAAACATAATGTAAAGAAGTTTATTTACATTAGTTCAAGTATGGTATACGGAGACTTTACTGATGATGTGACTGAGGATTATGATTGTAAACCTCAAGGTCAATATGGAATTATGAAATTAGCAGGTGAACACCTTGTCAAAGACTATAGCCGTCGTAATTTTTTTAGTCACACTATTATCCGCCCTAGTGCAGTATATGGTCCGCTTGACGTAGAAGATAGAGTTATTGCTAAGTTTATGTTAACTGCAATGCGTGGTGGAACATTAAATGTTAATGGTGCTAATGAAACATTAGACTTTACTTATGTTGATGATGCCGCATGCGGTATTGTTGCAGCCGCATTGAGTGATAATACATTAAACAAAACATACAATATTACAAAGAGCCATAGTCGTACATTGTTAGAAGCCGCACAACTAGCATTAAAGTTAGTAGGTGGTGGAACATTAGTAGTTAAAGATAAAGATGTTGACTTCCCGAGTCGTGGTGCATTAAACATTGATGCCGCTCGTAGGGACTTTGGATATGATCCTAAAGTGGATGTAGAAGAAGGATTTGAAAAATATTATGAGTGGCTTAGTGCATCTAGTTACTGGCAGGATAAAGTAAAATGAACGAATTAGAAACCGCATTAAAAGCACATGACTGGACTCTACATGGATATAAATCCAGAGTCAACATAGACAAGTTGATGAAAGAAAACATCGAACAATCAAAATTGTTATGGGAACAATATTGTCCATGGTCTGTTGCTAATGGTGGATATATAGCTTGGGCAAAAAATGCAAATTCCTCACTTCGGTCTAGTAAGACAGTACAGTAATTTAAGAGATGAGTTATTGGATGCCACAGACCGTGCCCTCAAAGACGGGAAACTAGTCGGTGGACATTACACCCGATCATTTGAAGAATGGCTTAAACACCGCACCAAAACAAAATATGCTATAACTGTACATAGTGGTACACAAGCATTAGAGATTATTGCTCGTTGGAAAAAGATTAAACATGGTGAGACTATGGAGAGCAATCCAACTATTCGTATTCCTAATCTAACTTACCCGGCTACATTAAATGCCTTTCTTACAGCAGGTTGGGATATTGAATTAGCTGATACTGATAAGAATGGTGTTATTCAACATGAAACCGGAAGAGGTGGAATATATGATTGTGTGATGGGATTTGCTGGTCGTAAGCCATGGCCAAATGCTAGTTATTCAAATGCGTATGGTGTAATAGTTGACGGAGCACAACATTGGTTAGTATGTGAGGGTGATGTAGGTAGTGGAATGTCAATTAGTTTTGACCCTACAAAGAACTTACCGAGCTCGGGTAACGGTGGTGCTATTGTTACCAATGATGAAAAGTTATATCTATATGCTTCAAGTTATAGAGATAATAACAAGCCTTACTTCCATGATGCAGGATCTAATAGTAAAATGAGTGAACAAGATTGTGCTCAAATTCTTGTTAGAGCAAAATATATAGATGAATGGCAGAAGCGTAGAAGTGATATAGCAAAATACTGGTGTGATAAATTCAGTGAACTACCATTAACGTGTCTATCAGATACCAAAGACCCACATGCCCATCAAAAATTTGTTATGTATCTTGCTGATAGAAATTCATTACAAACTCATTTATTAGCTGAAGGAATCGATAGTAAAATTCATTATGAGTATGTACTGGGTGATTTACCGATTGGTAAGGATTTACCTAAACCTGATTTATTAGGCAATAGTGTTTTGTTGTCTAGAGGAGTATTAAGTTTACCTATGTATCCTGAATTGACTGATATTGAAGTGGACTATATAGTTAATAAGGTTATAAAGTTTTATGAATAAAAGTTTTTGTATGTTACCATGGGTACATATTGCAGTTAATCCAAACGGTGATGTAATACCCTGTTGCGTATCTACCGCTACCGTTAATAAAATAGATGGTACTCCCTACAATTTGGGTAAAGATAATTTAAATCAAATTATTAATTCGGATGGTTATAAAAGTATTCGATCTGATATGTTAAAAGGTAAATTAGTAAATGGGTGTGAACAATGTTATAAGCAAGAACAATATGGAATAAGTCATAGAAATACTTATAATAAGTATTGGTTGGGAAAAGAGTTGGGTAGAAAAAAATTAGCATCCGGAACACATATCCCCGAAACAGTAGAATATATTGATTTACGATTTGGTAATCTGTGTAATTTAAAATGTAAAAGTTGTAGCAGTATTAACTCTAGTCAATTTGAAAAAGAGATATTTGAAATACAAGAAAGTACTCCTACAATTGGTAATTATATTAGTATGACACGGTATGATGATATAAATGATTGGTACAATACTGATATGTTTATGGAAAATATCAAAAGTCAAATAGATAATATTTTAGAAATATATATCACCGGTGGTGAACCAACAATAATTGACAAGAATTATGAGATGTTGGAATATTTTATTGAGCAAGGTAAATCAAAAAATATTTTTCTTAAACTTAATACTAATATGACTAATATGCAAGACACTTTTTTAAATATAATTAGTCAGTTTAATCGGGTCGTACTTTTTGCAAGTATTGATGGATTTGGCCCAATGCAAGAGTATATACGTTATCCTAGTAAATGGCAACAGATTGATAAAAACTTAAATAAATTAGTAGAAAAAACAAAAGATAATATTACTATAAATGTATCACCGGTAATACAATCTACTAATTTGGGACTTATTACTGAGTTATTTGAATATTTAGAAAATTTTAATCGTATTCATAACAAAACTATTGTTGTAATACACCCTATAATTTTGCATAGCCCTATTCAATTGGATCTTTTATATTTACCCATAGACTATAAAAAAACATGTTGGGATAGAATTGAACAATGGTTAGAAAAAAATTGTAAATTTCAACCCGCCATGTTCCATACTACAATGACTGCTCTTAAAAATAAATGTTTAATTGAAGTGGACGGAGAAGAACAACTGAATAGATTTATGGAATTTAACAATATGTTTGACATACACCGGAATGTGAGTTTACAAGACATAAATCCTGAGTTGTACCAAATTTTGAATAAATAAGTTTACTATGTGGATACTATCAATACTACCCGACGCCGCAATACATATAATCTTTGGATTAGGTATTTTGGGCACAATAGCAGGATTCGTCCTAGGATTCATTCCTTTTGTCAAAACATATCAATTTGCTATACAAATATGTAGCATTATTGTACTTGTAATTGGTGTATATCTTGAAGGAGGCTTAGCCGACTACAAAGAGTGGGAACTTAGAGTCAAAGAAATGGAAGCTAAAGTAGCACAAGCTGAAGCACAATCCGCTAATAAGAACATTGAAATCCAAGAAAAGATTGTAGAAAAGACTAAAATTATCCGTGAAAAAGGTCGTGATGTTATCAAGTACATTGATAAAGAAATAGTCAAAAAAGAAGAAATTATTAAATATATTGAAATTTGCCCTGTACCTAAAGAAATCATAGATTTACACAATCAAGCCACTGAGTTGAATAAGGCGGCTACGAAATGAAATATCTTTTAATCATTTTATTATTAGCTGGTTGCACAACTACTGTCCCGGTAAAACAAAAGTTCCCTAATGCTTCTCCTGAACTAATGAAAAAATGCGAAAGTCTTAAAAAGATTGAGGGTGATAAAGTAGCAATTACAGACATGCTTAAAGTTATTGTACATAACTATTCACTATACCACGAATGTTCAACTAAGGTAGATGGATGGCAAGATTGGTATAACGAACAGAAAAAGATATTTGATAACGTAAAATAATAGCATATTATGAAGTATTTGTTATTATTGAGTATATTATTGACCGGCTGTGCTACAAACAAAGATTTTGAGTTATATTTAGAAGCACAGAAATCCATAAGTAGAGATGCTACAATGAGTGAAGCGGCACGAATAAGTGTATTGATTGAGATGACAAAGAGTGCTGACAATCAAGTAAAAATGGAAGCAATTAGAGCATTACAAGAGATCCAGCGTAGTAAAACCCCTATAGTTATAGAAGCTCCAAAGAAGAATTGGTTCGGCTTTTGATAAATACTCTATAGGTCTAGGATTTTACATGTCACAAGAAATTATTGAAACAGGCGAAACACCAAATGATGGTAGTGGGGATCCTTTACGCACTGCCTTTGACAAAATTAATAATAATTTTGCAAATTTATTTACATTAACTACTGGTAATCCTGAGATATTACAATTAATTGACGATACCGGAAATGAATCATTGGGTAATTCGTTAAATCAGATTAACAGAATGATTGTTAATTTGGTCTCATTGGCTGCTAATAGCAATGTAAATAATTCTACAAGTACGGGAAATATTAATACTATTAACAATAATATTAATATGACTATTACCAATACATTTGATAGCAAAGCAAATAATCCGGTAATTATTAGACAAAAACAAAAAGCTACAAAGCTTGCAACACTTTCCTCAATAGAAACAACTACATCTTCTTTGACTCTTGACACCAATACAACCACATATGGTAGCCAAGAATATATTAACATTGGTGAAACACCTAACGATGGTAATGGTGATCCCTTAAGGGTAGCATTTGGTAAAATTAATAACAATTTTACTAACTTATTTTTAACTACTACAACTACCAGTACAGCGTATACGTCCGGAAATGCACAGAATCAAGTTATATTAGAAGTTCCTATAACA